CCATCGCGGCCAGGGACGGGACGGGGACGTCGATACGGATGGAGGAGGAGCCGGGCAGCAGCGGCAAGGACACCATCGACCACTATGCGAGGCGCGTCCTGGTCGGCTATGACTTCCGCGGCGTGCGAGCCACCGGCAGCAAGGTCGAGCGGGCCGCCCCGTTCTCGGCTGCCTGTGAGGCCGGCAATGTCATGATCGTTCGGGGACCGTGGGACTACAACGATTTCATCGATGAGCTGTGTGCGTTCCCCCGCGGCCTTCACGACGATCGAGTGGATGCCGCCTCGGGCGCGTTCAACGAGCTTGCCCGCCGTTCCGACCCCTCGCGCCTCCTGCGGTACGCATCTCGCCGTCGATAACTTGCGGTTGTCTAATAGTGGATGTTTATAATCACGTGACATCTTTCCCCATATGAGATGCGGTCCGTCGGGCTAGCAAAGCGTCTGTCGATGGCGTTGGGTGGCGCCAAACTTCGCACATACCCGAGCGCGCAGCGCAAGAGCGCGCGCGAGATCTTCTCACGCCGCGACCGCTCGTACAAGGAACTGGTCGAGCTGGAGACGCGCTACCTGCAGGGCGGCCCCGTCCGCGAGGCCATCGACGCCTACGCGCTCATGACGATGAGCAACGGATGGTACATCGATGGGGAGGACGAGGCGCTGGTCCAGGAGGTGGAGGACAGACTGGACGAGCTGGACATCTCCTCATCCATATGGCAGGGGATCGTCGACGCCTTGGTGTTCGGCGACGCCTTCCAGGAGCTGGCGAGGGGAGCGGGGAGCCGGGCCAACGACATCGTCGCCATCATCCCCCGCCCGGCCAGGATGTTCGACATCATCACGGACGAGTACGGGCGGCTACTCCACTATGAACAGTTCCTGGATGGGACGGTGCGCGAGCGGTCCATCCGCATCGAGCCGAGGGACATGCTGCACATTTCCCTGTTCCATTCGGGCGGTTCCAAATATGGCCTCTCGTTGATCGCCTCGGCCAAGGACGACATCGATCGCGACACTCGCATGATCTCATCGCTGGTCGACAGCATCGAGGCACACGGCAAGCCTCGCTATCATGCGAGGGTAGGGCAGCCGGGCGAGGACGTGCCGCAGACGGTCCTGGACCGCATCGCTGATCAATTGGACGCACTGCAGACCAACAGCGAGCTGGTGACAGGTCGAGACACCGAGATCGTCGTGCTCGACTCGGCTGGGGTAGCCAACACCAAGATCTACAGCGATCTCACCATCCAGCGAATGGCGTGCGCCCTAGGCGTGCCGGAGGAGATCCTGGGCCTTGGGCGTGGGAGCACCGAGGCCACGGCCACGGTGCGGCAGAGAGTATTTGAGAACAAGATCGGCACCATCCAGAAACGACTCGAACGGATATACAATGACCAACTCATCGACCAGATAACGGGCAGACCCGGCGCTGTCAGGCTCCGATTCAATGACATCTCGCCGGAGGACGAGCTGCGCGAGGTGCAGTATGTCACAGCCGTGCTGAACGCCGACCCGATCAGACCGCTGGCGTCCAGGGCATGGGCGCAACAGCGGCTGCGGCTGCCGGTAGATGAGGATGATACCGAGGATGTACTGGCCGGGATAGGAGGATGGGATGGCGTCTCCGATTAAGCGGGTCGACCCGCGCAATCCGTCAGGCATGCGAGCCGTGGAGGCTCGTAACATCAAGGAGGCCCAGCGTAACATCGACGTGGCGGTCTCGACCATTCTCAAGAGGTACGATGAGCAGATGCCGCTGAACGCCCTCGCCCGGCTCATATCCGACGAGATCGACAAATACAGCACGCTAGCCAAGCGCCTGGCGGTGGAGCGCGTCCGCGACAGCGTCCGCCGGGGCGTGGTGCGATCGTCGGTGCTGCTCAAGGCAATTGGGATAGACCCCGATCGCGAGACCATGTACTCGCTAGTATCCCGAACGGTGTCGGCGGAGGCGGAGACGATCGCCACCGCCCATGCGGAATCGGTGGCGGCCGACCTCAAGCAACGCCTCATCTCGGCACTGATCGAGCAGAGCGATGAGGACCAGGCGTCCCTGCGCGTCAAGATCAAGGAAGCAGTGGCCGGTCCGAGAAACCGGGCAGCCATCGGAGCGAGCGATCAGACCATCGAGGTACATCGGCAAACGATGACCGAGGTCTACAAGCTCAACGGCATCGCCATGGTGACATGGTACACCGCCATGGACGAGCGGGTGTGCGACATTTGCCGACTGCGTCATGGAAAGAGGTACAGAATGGATAGGATACCAGAGCCACACAAGCGGTGCAGGTGCACTCTACTGCCAGACGACGGAGGTCCGGCATGAGGACCAGGATGCTGAACCGAGACCTCTCGATGTCCAAATACATCGAGGTCGACGGAGGCATGCTCGTCCAGGACGTGCCATTGTTAACCGTGGGCGAGTGGACCGACTCCCACGTCGGCACTCCATTGTATTATCCGGCTAAAGTCTTAGCGGAGTACTGCACGAACTGGACGTCCACCGGCTTCTGGGCCCGCCACTCGGGGGGCCAGCCGCGTAGCATTCTGGATCTGATAGGGGACGTGAGGAACGTCCGCTTCGACCCCTCCTACATGGAGGAGGGCATGTCCGAGCCGGGGGCCATCCTCGGGGACGTGTTCTATGACCACTCCACACAGGCCGGCAGGGATGCATCGGCCAAGGCGCTCGCACGCGCCAAACAGGGCAAACCGCTGGCCGTCAGCGTGGAGCATGGCGGAAGAGAGGAATATAACCCCACGACCAAGCGCAACGAGGCGGTGAGCCTATGGTTCAGCGGCCTCGCCAGCGTGGAGCGTGGCGCATGCAGGGTGTGCAACATGCCGAGGGCCAACGAGGCCGGAACGGGAGATATAGAGATGAACGAAGAGGAGTTCAAGGCAGCCCTCGCTGCGCTAAAGGCCGAGATATTGGCCGAGGTGAAGGCCCTCATCGAGGGCATCAACACCTCGACCGATGACAGTGGCGACGGCGACGGCGAGATGGAGAAGAAGATGAGCGCAGTGCTCGAAGCCACCACCAAGGAGCTGGAGAGCATGAAGAAGATGAACGAGGACTTGGAGAAGCGCATCAAGGCGCTGGAGACCGATCCCAAGATCCAGACCAAGGCCGGCGACAGGGATCTCGAGGACCTGGTGGTCCCTGAGGGCTACACGATGAGGAGGTCCTGAACATGGCGGACATATCCGTATTTCCGAATATCACCACGCCCCTGGTGGCCGGCGACAACATCAAGTCCTTGAGGGCTGGCGCGACCATCAAGCCGGGCCAGGTGGTCGAGATATCCGGCTCCAGGACCGTCATCCCCGCGAGGGGCACGGGCACTCCGATCGGCGTCGCCATCGGCAATGCCGTGCTCGGAGAGCAGGTGGCGGTGGCCGGCAATGGATGTTGGGTCATCGTCGTCAATGCCGACAGTGCCACAAAGATCACAGCGGGCACCGCGCTGAAGGCCGACGACAACGCCATCGGCGGGACCGTTAGTGCTCTGACCAGTGGAAAAAGGGTCGCCATCGCCATCGACGAGATAGCAGGCGGCGGGATGGGAGTCGCCGAGATCGCGCTGTGAGGTGGATAAATGACGAGACTACTAGAGGATTATCTGAGGGTGGCGCTGGACGACACCAGGTCATCTGCGAGACGGCTGGCCGAGCAGCCCCACATCCGCAAATTGGGGTACGTAGACGAGGACGGTAAGGTCAGGTCGGTGCGCGAGCTGCTGCTCTCCGGGGACCTGACCGGGAGCAACCTCATACAGACCGAGGTGTACAACACCGTGGTGGAGGGCGCCAACCCGATGAGGGCGTTGTTCGATATCCTGCCGACCGTGACGACCAAGGGAACCACGTTCAAGTGGCCCTATGGGGCGCCTGGGGCCTACGCCGGTCGGTATGCTCAGGGAGCCGAGATCGCGATCAACACTCAGGACTACGATGCCGCGACCTACGATGCATCCGAGGTCATCGGGGTCCGCCCCCTCGTGACCGACACGATGGTGGAGTCGGGACAGGTGGACGTGATCGCCGAGGAGATCAAGTATGCGGGCCAGGCCGTGCAGAACACGGCGGAGCGCAGATGCCTCACCGCCATGCTGGAGGGGAGCGAGCTAGAATATGACACCGACGGCTCCAACCAGGGCCTCAAGGCGATCACCAGGGCCGTGACCAAGGTCAAGGGCAACAATTGTTACCCGGACGCGGTGGTCCTCCATCCCGACGCCGAGGGCATATGTCTCCAGGACGTGATCATCCCACAATCTCCTGGAGCGGATGCCATCGCTCGCGGACAGGGCATTCCGGACGGATATCTGGGCCTCAAATGGAGGGTGTCCAGCGTGCTGCAGGACTCTCAGTATAACTGGGGATATTCCTCGGACGGCAACATCGGCGCGATCGTCCTGGACAGCAGCCGGGCCGGCGGCATCTACCTGCCTAGGGATCTCACGATCAAGGATTATGACGATCCGGTCAGGGACCTGGTCGGGATGACCGTCACCATGAGGATGGACAGTCAGGCCCACATCGGCAAGGCCATCTGCCGCGTGAAGTATTGAGATCGACGCCCGGGGGAGCGATATCCCCCATCACGATGACATGCTGACCGAACGAAACTCAGGCAAATACCTCTCGGAGGAGTGGAGGCGACGGCGAGCGCAGGCCCTGATCGACCGCACGGGATTCTCGCCCGAGGAGCTCGAGTGGTTGGAGATCGAGGAGCACCAGGGCCTGGGAGACATGAGGCCGGAACGGTACGAGGTCGAGAGCACGCCGATCGTCGGTCAGCCTTACGCTAAGGAGAGGAGACGGATGATAGACATACGAGATAGACCAGAGGCAGGGGGTAGGGACTAATGGGAGGCTATCTGGCACACTCGCCGGTGGCCGACGTCATACGGTCCGGACGGCGAGAGGACGTGACCGTCACGGCCAGCCCGCTGACCAATTCGAGCATCGAGTGCGGCCTGATCTGGCTGCAGGCCGATGAGGATAACACCGATACCATCTATTGGGGAGGGCCTGATGGACAGTACAATGCCCTCGTGCCTGGACAGACGATACCGCTGACGATCAGTAATACCACGAGAGTGTACGTCCGATCGAGGAGCGGGATCCAGGCGGTCAACTACGCCGCGTTGGACTGATATCATGACGCCATCATCGTTCCTCTTCCGCCGGAAATTGATCTACACGAGCGATGTCGCGCTCCCCCTCCCCACTCCGGGGATCGAGTGGGACAAGCTGACCGACACCTACACCCGACTGAGGTCCCGGCGTCCTCCACTGGCCGTGGCGGTCGTGTGGGACGCCGTCGCGGACACCTATACACGTCCGGAGCGTGGATGAGATGACATTAAATTTTGATGATCTGGAGCCGTGGAAATCGATCGAGCGTGTGAACCTCAGCGACGGCGGGGAGATCCTCGCACGCTTCGGTGACAACGACTATCGAGACGACGGCAGCAACGGCCAGGTGATGGTCCGGATTCCCAAATTCTACTATCGCGCCGAACACGACTCGCGATCTCATGGTTACTACATCAGCCCGTACCGGCTCTCCGGCTACCGAGTCAGCCGGATGCACTGGCGTAACGGCAAGGAGGTCGATGAGGTGTTCATCGGCGCATACAAGGCCAGCATCTATGATGTGTCGGATGGAGCGTACCTGCTGAACGATGAGCAAGTGGCTGATTTTGACGCCGATAAACTGTGCAGCATAGCGGGGGCCAAGCCGTGTAGCGGAGATACGCAAGAACTCACTTTACCCAACGCTCGTAAGCTCGCCCAGAACAGGGGGCCAGGATGGGGCCTGGTGGATTTCATTTCGGCATCGATGGTGCAGATGTTGTTGCTGGTCGAGCTGGGTCATTTCGATGCTCAGACCAAGATAGGGCAGGGCATCGTGAATAAATCACTCGGGACCGGCAACGAGGCGGAGATAACTGGCCAGACTGCCGAACTCGGCAACCAGTCCGGGCAGGCCACCGGCAACCCGCACAACTCCGTCAGTTATCGCGGCCTGGAGGACTGGTGGGGCAATATCCTTGAGTGGACCGACGGCATCAACATCAAGGATAACGTACCATACGTGGCCGACCATGATTATGTGAGCGACAAGTTCGACGGCCATTATAAGCCGCTGGGCATAACCCTGCCCAGCGTGGGTGGCTTCATTGCTGACATCGCCGTATCCGACGATTACGACTGGGGATTCCTGCCGTCCAAAACCGGCGCTACAGCGTCTACCGGCCTATGTGATCGATTCTACCATAACCCGGGAGACAGAGTCGCCACACGTGGCGGGTTTTGGGGCAGTGGTTTGGCTGCCGGGCCGTTCTATTGGTCTATCTATTCCGCTGCGTCGCATCGTGAACATAATCGCGGTGCCCGCCTGCTTTACGTGAGGGGGTCCGACTAAATTAGTGGAGAGACTAGGAGGTATTACATGATGAAGGATAGCGGAGTGGCAACGGTGCCGGCAGGGATCGAGAGGTTCGAGATAGCCCATAACCTGGGCCGAGCGCCCAACATCGTGACGGTCGAGGGACTGCCGGAGGGGAGCAAGGTCTTCACACTCATGGACCGGGCGCTCCTGCTCGTCCTGCCGCCCGGTCATGAAGGATGCGAGGTCGAGTGGTCGGTCGGCTACGAGGCTCCGGCGGAGCCTGAACGCGACGAGGACGAAGGAACGGAGTGAGAACATGGATACGACACAGAGCATAGTGGTGGGGGCGGCCACGGTTCTGTTGCTCTCGTATATCGGGAGCCAGCTGCTGGTCCGCTACCCTGGGTCGAGGGCGTGGGTCCAGAATATTGCTGTCAAGGGATACAACTATCTCGACAGCGTCAAGGACGACGTGCCGCCGGAGGCTAAGGCCATCTGGGACGCAGCCTACAGGGGTTGCGACGCCATAGTCGACGCCTTCGCCGACGACACGCTGACGGCCAAGGAGCTCAAGCGCATAGGGTATGAGGGGTTGCGGCTTGTTAACGAGGTCCGCAAGCTCGTTTGAGGTGGACGAATGGCGGGGCTGGAGCAGTATCGGGGCATGAGCATGGATGAGAAACTAACGGTACTTTGCGTGAAGATGGACAACATAGAGGCGCGGCTCGACTCGCTGCCCCCCTGCCCCTCGCCCCGCTGTGGGGAGCACGAGGCCCGGCTGACGCGCGTGGAGACCATCCTAGCCGTCGTCGGCAGCGCGGTGATCGTACTGGTGCCCATCATCATATGGCTGTTCGATAAGCAGCTGGGGGGGCCATGAGCTACTGCACCGTCGAGGAGCTTAGGGTGGCGACCGGGAGCAATTATCCCGATGAGGATCTCCAGGCCATGATCGCCATGGGAGATAGGGAGATAGACGCCACGCTGCAGGCGGCCGGCGTGTACGGTTCCGGGCCGGCGCTCAATGCCGCCAGCCTCAATCTGGCGATCTCAAAATTGCTCACCCGGATGAGGATGGACGGGACCAAGACGGCGAGCACGAGCCTCGATGGGACTATCTCTCTGTCTGACGACATGGACAAGGCCATCGCGGCGTATGAGGAGCGAGCGTGGGCCATGGTGGATCGTTACATCTCGTACGCGTCCCCTCGTCGACGGCATCCCATGTCCAGGAGCGATCGATGACGACGGCGGAGTGGGAGGATTCTCCAACGTTGCGGAAAGTTAAGGCACTCTTGGAGGACGGCGAGGAGTGGTGGGTGGAGTTCCACGCGCCGTACGCCGCCTATCGCGAGTTCGGCACAGGCCCGGCCGTAGGCCATGGCCGGTACATGCCACCCGACAAGGCGCCGTATGACAAGGACAGCGCACCCATCCGCAGGTGGGTGGCCGACAAGTTTGGGCTGACCGGCAAGGAGCTTGACCGGGCGACGGCAGCAGTGAGGTGGAAGATATTCCATTCGGGGACGCAGCCCCAGCCGTTCGCCCGGCCTGCCACGGCCGAGGCGGCGTCACGGGCTGGGGAGCTCATGAGGGACAACCTTAGCCTAGAGCCGGTGGCAAAATTCATCGCCGAGCGTGCTCGGGAGATAATCGACGCCACACAAACGCAGAGCGGCGAGCTGGCCGATGAGATACAAGTCGTGCGGAGGACTCGCAAATGAGGGCGGCGGGGCTGTTGGCGGTGCTGATCAGAGAGCGGTGGAGCCTCGATGATGGCGCATCTATAGTGTCCGATGCCATCACTCGTAATCTCGACGGGAACAGGCCGCTCATACGCGTGTATCCGATCGCATCCCCGGCCCGGCCGGTCGGGATAGGATACACGCATCGCCGGGTGGATCACCGCATCACGGTGGACATCCGCAGCCGAGATGCCGACAGGGCAGATGCCGCGCGAGAGGAGGTGTTACGCATTCTCGGCGCTCATCGCATCGCCCCGTTCGCCGACGACCCCCGCTGCTACGTGCAGGGGCTGGTGTGGGATGTGGAGACGGATACATATTTAAGGATCCATCCACCTGCGCCCCTGTCCATCATGGATCCCAGCTACGACCTGATGGAATACGATGATGGGACGTACCGAGGAGGCGGGCCCGGGCTCGCCGTATGGACGATCGAGGTCAAGATAACACAATATCGGAAGAGGGTATGAAAATGGCAAGTGGAGCAGATGTGCAGGCGATGTGGGGGCTGGAGCTGGACGCCACCGGCAAGCCGAAGTTCGGCGGCGGCGGACTGGTGAACAAGCTCCTGGGATACAACCAGGATATCAGCATAGATGTGGAGAGGGGCATCGACAGACGGGGCAACCTCGGCACTCGTGGGACCGCGAGATACTCTCGTGGGGGATTCTCCGGTTCGCTCAGACTGGAGTGCGATCTGGTCCAGCCGTGGCTGCTGGAGCTGATGTTCGGCGCGTATACCAAGACAGGCACGAACAAGTACACTTACACCTACACGGAGACGGACGTATTGCCGTCGGCGGAGTTCCAGGTCCTCGAGCAACTGACGCCCTCCAAGGCTCTATTCCGGCAGCTGCAGGGGTGCGTGGTGCAGAGAGGAGAGATCAACGTCGAGGCAACCAGCGCCGACCCCATACGACTCTCGTATGAGATGGGGTTTGCGAAGGAGCTCAGGAGCAACGCGAAGCCGTCCGGGTGGGATGGGAAATGGGGAATAGAGGATCGCGACACCGTCTCGTTCGCTGGCGCGAGGTGGAGCGCGTGGACCGGTTCGACCTATAAGGAGATCGCACAGACCGAGTCGGTCAGCATCTCGATAGATCACGGCACCGAGCTCAAGACCTCGCTCGGTTCGGAGTTCCCCACTCGAGCATCCACCGGGATCAGGGACTGGAGGGTGAGCACGATCACGCTGTTCGACGACCCCTCGACGTACATGGACGCTCTGTACGGGGCTCCGGTCACCGGCACCCCCTCGGCCCCAGGCGCGCCGAAGCTGGTCGGCGGGAACAAGGACAAGGGGCTGCGGCTCGAGCTGATGTGGGACGACGGCGGGACGATGACCTTTGAGCTCACCAACGTCATCGTCACCACACACAGCAATCCCATCAGGGGGGCCGCGGACGAGCTCATGGAGTCCGTCGAGATGCTCGCCGGGGGGTGCACCCTGGTGGTCAGCGATTGGCCGGACGACGAACCGACGAGGAAGTGATGGTATGAACGAATTGAGGAAGTTCGAGCGAGAGCGGCGCGTCGACCTGAGCGCCTGGGGGTATGACAAGCCGGCGATCGTGCGAAGATTATCGTACGGTTCGATGAAGGCGATGAACCGGGAGCTGAAGGAGCTGGAGGGCCGGGAAGATGCTGACGATCTCGCCATCGAGTGCGTGCTGCGGCACTGCCTGGTGGACTCGCCGCTCGGGGGAAACGTGTCCGACCTGGACGGGATGGACTATGAGGCGGTAGCGTATATAGCACAGCAAGCCCAGGAACACAACTCCCCTTTAGTGATTCGTTCCGCCTCCGACTCCGTCACTACTATCGGCACGGGACACGAGAGCCAGGAGCCGTAGAGGCATTGGTGAGGGCGGAGTTGCTGACTCGAATGACGACGCGCGAGCTGGAAGAGGACATGGCCGCCGTGGATGTGGATCTCCTCATGACATTGCGAGATCTACGAGATGAGCGCGAGTCGGACAGGACGGCATACGCGGTGAATAAGGGAGTATGGGGTGGAAAATGACCGAGAACATTGGACTAATCGTCCGAGTACGGGCGGAGGCGCAGTCCGGATATCTGGACCGGCTACGTAGGGACATCGCCGGAACGGTACATGACGGGGCGAAGGCGGCCATGTCCATGCCCATATCCACGAGACGGGTGTTCGGTGACGTCGGCAAGAACATCCGCGATCAGGTCCAGGATGCGGCCAGAGTCCCCTCTCCTATCAGGACTCCTGCCCAGGATGGTGAGGCACGGGCCAGGGGCGACATGGGGCCGGTGTCCGGAGTTCTGGGCAAGGGGGCCGGGGTGCTCGGACCGTTGGCGGCGCTGACCATAGTCGGCCAGGGTATGTTCGATATGGTCAAGAAGATGGTCGGCATGCTCTCGCAGGCGTCGCCGGCTCTGGGGGCGTCTCTCAAGCTCATTCAGAGGATCCTCATGATGACATTGAAGCCGATCGGTGACCTGCTGGCGGCGTTCCTCCGTCCGATCGCCAGGACGATGAGAGAAATGCATCGACGGGCGCATCAGGCGGCGTTGCAGAAGGGTCGTCCGGGGAGCATGGAGTATGCCAAGGAATACTATAACGTACTCCTCGGAGAGGCCCGGGACAGGATATTTGAATGGCTATCGAAGGACTTCAAGGACTCGTTCCTGGGTGCGGTACAGGGCCTGTCATTCGGTGACTTCATCAACATGTCGGGGCCGGGGATAGTCTCGAAGATAATGGGGTATGACCTGGGCAAGGCCGTTGACGATTTCCTGGCCGATGTAGGTAGATCGCTGGATCGGGCAGGTAGGGATGTGCGGGACGGTCTGGCCAGAGTAGGGACATGGCTATCCACCAATGTTTGGGGAGCTATCAGTGGCGTCGGAGAAAGTATATGGAACGGCCTAACTGGAATAGGGAACTGGCTAGTCGTCGATGTAGGTGGTTCGCTGCAACGGGTGGGTAGGGAGGTATGGAGCGGCCTAACTGGAATAGGGAACTGGCTAGTCGTCGATGTAGGTGGTTCGCTGCAACGGGTGGGTAGGGAGGTATGGAACGGCCTGACTGGAATAGGAACCTGGCTATCCACCAATGTCTGGGGAACCATCAGGAGCATCGGAGAAAATATATGGAATGGTCTGACTGGAATAGGGACCTGGTTAGCTAATGATGTCTGGAGGGCCATCCGCGGTGTTGGAGAGAGTGTGTGGAACGGTCTGGTCGGAGTGGGGGCCTGGTTAGCCAATGATGTCTGGAGAGCGATAAGGGGTGTCGGAGAAAGTATATGGAATGGCCTGGCCGGAGTAGGGGCCTGGTTAACCGTCGATGTAGGTGGATCGCTGCAACGGGTGGGTAGGGAGATATGGAATGGCCTAGCCGGAGTAGGTAACTGGCTAGCCAACGATATCTGGGGAGCGATAAGGAGTGTTGGAGAAAGCGTATGGAATGGCCTAGTCGGAGTAGGTAATTGGCTAGCCACCAATGTCTGGAGGGCCATCCGCGGTGTCGGAGAAAGCGTATGGAAAGGCCTAACCGGGGTAGGGAATTGGTTATCCACCAATGTCTGGGGAGCGATAAGGAGCGTTGGAGAGAGCGTATGGAACGGCCTAACCGGGGTAGGGAATTGGTTATCCACCAATGTCTGGAGAGCGATTAGGGGCGTCGGAGAGAGCGTATGGAACGGTCTGGCTGGCATCGGCCAGTGGTTCGCAGACGTGATCAGGAATTTATTCAACCAAGTCGTTAACAGCATATTAAGCGGATTAGGCCTCGGCGGTGGAGGCGGCTCGGGCGGCAATATCATCGACAACATCGCTCAGGGAATCGGAGACCTTGGTAAGACCATCGGAGAAATTATCAACCCCGGCGGGGGCGGCAAGTGGCTGCCATGGTTTGCCGACGGGGGCTATGTTCCGCCGACGCCGGGCGGCCGGATCATCGGCGTGGCCGAGAGTGGAGAGGGCGAGTGGATCGTACCCGACAGCCAGGTCCAGGGATTTGCCAGATCGGTCCTAGGGGGCGGAGGGACCGTCATCAACAACTACCTGACCCTGAGCGGTACGGTCATCGGCGTCGATGACCTGGAGAGGCGCGTCAAGCGGATCATGGACGCCTCGGCGCGAGAGTCTCGGAGGCGGTGAGATGAACGTCCGGATACCGTATGTCATCTGGGACTCGGAGTCTGACACCTACAAGCGAGGGGTGACCACATACGAGACTCGGCCCGTTTACGCCCTCGGCCCCATCCAAGACCGGTATGGGGATGGTAGCGCCGCCTGGGAGCGGGAGCGATGGGTGCTGTTTAACGACGTCGGGCAGCCGGAGATCATCTCCATCCGGCCCCGAAAGCATAGCCCGCTGGACAAGATGCCCCTGCCATATGAGGACTCCGACCAGGCGATCGTCATGGACCTGGACGGCGTCACCCGCGAGTACGAGATCTCCGGGACCTGTGGAGGTACGGCCGACGAGATCAATCTGTTCATCGCCAAAATGGAGATGCTGCTCAACGGGGCCCAGATGGACGAGGAATCTCTACGGTTTATACAGAGATATCCTGACCAGGTCCCCGCCAGGGTACGGTGGGATAACGGGTGGAAGTATGGCGATGAGGTGGGTAGCACATATCCGGCGGTTTGGGTCGGTGACTCGATATGTGGACTCAACATCGGCGTAGCCATAGAGTCATTTGACTGGGAGTACACGACCGATTCTGCCGACGAGATAACCTGGACGATATCGATCACCGAGGGGGTGACGTGGTGAGCTATCGGCTGGCCCATGTGTACGTGGATACCGGTTCTGAGAGCGTCGATATATTCGGGGGGCCGATCAAGGCCCTCCGGCGGGTCAATCATGTCGCTGCCATCAACACCTGCTCGGCCATCACCACTCTCACGTGCTCATCGAGCAAGCTCGGTCAGATCAACGCATCCTTGTCCACCCCTATCGGAGAGGTCGGGCAGGAGGTCGAGATCTGGATAGAGACCGAGGGAGGCGTGACCCTTCCGGTATTCCTTCGCGCCAGGATCTCGGCCATCACCTCGGACGGACCGTTCACCGTCATCGAGGCCGAGCCGGAGTGCTCGATCCTGCAGTCGTACACTGCCGGGGCGCGGGACGCGGACGGGACGTCGTACTCTGGAGAGGTGACGGTGTGCAGCGTGATGCGGGAGATCGCCACCATACGGCTCGGCGAGGTGTCGGACCCGTCGACCCACATCGATCGAGAGTATGGTGTCGTGGTAGATAGTACCGGCACGGTCATGGGATCCACGTCCTCATGGACCTATCCCACCCCGCCGGCCACCCGTGCTGACCTGCTCATGAGGCTGTCGAGGCTGTCCGCCTGGCCGAATCTGGAGGATCAGACAGTGCAGCCCATGGTGTTCTATCCTCACCATGGCGGCCGCACGTTGACGATCACCCGTTACGGTAACGGCTATTATGATGAGGTGGCTCCCGTCGAGACCATCTCTAAATCGGAGGGCCACGTCATCGGTCGGATCGAGCACACGCCCGAGGACGTGGACAACATCACCAACAAGGCGTTCATCCAGTTCCAGGACCGCAACCGACTCAACCTAGTGTTCCCGGCATCGATCGATAAATATGGAGCGCGAGAGGAGCGGATCAACGCCAAGGAGCTCGAGGTCACCGAGGACATCATCAGACTAGCGCAAGGAATCACGTATCTCCACGGCCTACCATCATCGGCGATCTCTCTCACGGCTCGCTATGATCGCATCGTTAGCGATGTCCATCGCGGGGTCCTCAATCGGACTTATCGGGTGATCGACCGTCAGGCGGGTGAGGACGTGGACCTGGGCGAGCATGTCGTGGTCCGGTATGAGCTCGACATGCCGTCGTTCCGCGTCCACCTCCGCCTGCGCAAGCGCGGGTGGACCGAAGATGACCTGAGCGGCCTGCTGGCCGGGACGGGGCGGAGGATTGACAAGCTGGAGAAGGCATCCCTCGATACGTCATCTCTCGCCAACGTGACCGCGGCCAGGGAGGCCTCGACCCGGGAGGCGGTGGAATCCCTGAGCGAATACGTGTCGGACTCAGTGGTCCCAGCGCATAATTCGCTGGTGGATGACGTGTCGAGTCTTAGATCGGCACATAACTCATTGGTGGAGAACGTGTCGGGCCTGGCAACGTCGCATAACTCGTTGGCTAATGACGTGTCGAATCTCACATCGGCGCATAATTCGCTGGTGGATGACGTGTCGAGTCTCAGATCGGCGCATGACTCGCTGAGCGAATACGTGTCGGGCACAGTGGTACCATCGCACAACGCGCTGGCTAATGACGTGTCAAATCTCACATCGGCGCATAACACACTGGTTGAGAACGTGTCGAGTCTCGAATCGGCGCATAACACACTGGTGGAGGCCGTCGAAGAGGAGCTGTCGAGTCTCAGATCGGCGCATGACTCGCTGTTGGGGGACGTGACGAACCTGGCAACGTCGCACAATACGCTCCAGAGTGTGGTCCATGATGGCCTCGTCCCCGCGTATAACTCGCTGTTGGGGGACGTGTCGAACCTGGCTTCGGCGCATAACACGCTGGTGGACTTCGTCGAAGAAGATATCGAGCCGAGGGTAGCCAATAACGAGACCGGCATCCTGGGGCTGTATAATTCGGCGTTGTTGGTGTCGGAGGGCTCACACGGCCGGACCGGGAGCTATCTGAAACTCACTAACGGGATGATATTGTGTTGGTTCAAGGCGCTCCTCGACGTACCAGCTGGATCAGACCACATATTCACGGTCACTCTACCATTCTCACTCCTGATCTACGGTGTCAATCTATCCGGTCAAGCGTTCGATGCGGGCTGGGCTCCCTCATTCCTTTGGCATGGGAGCCCCGACGTCGACTCCGTACGGACCAGCCAGATCAATATAAAAGTGGCGAGGACCTCTGGCGCCCCCGCACAGCGATTTAAGGTACATATATGGATCATAGGTGCACCATGACTATGAGATATTACTGGCTAGACGGATTCTACGTGTATCCCATCAACGAGTCGATCCCAGAGGGCGCGGTGGAGATCTCCGAGGAGGAGTATCATCGACTGCTATACGGCCAGGGCGCCGACGGCAAGGGAGGCAACCTGGAGATCTACACTCGGGAGGACGGTT